CGACAGCCTTTTGTACAGGCATATGCTGGTACAGATTCTGATGCTGGAGTAATTATTGATGTTGGTCAAAGCGGTTGGGAAACTACAGTTACAGGATTTAAGAATTTAACTTTAGCAAATGCCTACGACGAACCAGCAATCGCTGACCCATCAAAATATTTTCAGTCAACGCTGTACACCGGCAATGGATCAACCCAATCCATTAATCAATCTGGTAATAGTACATTTCAGCCTGATTGGGTCTGGATCAAAAATAGAGATGCTGCTGATAGCCACATCTGGACGGATGCTGTGCGTGGTGCGACAAAAATTATGGAATCCAATGATGCCGATGCCGAAGTCACGGATGATGATACACTAACTGGTTTTGAATCAGATGGGTTTGCTTTAGGCGATGATGATAAAGTAAACACAAATACGGAAAATTATGTCGCTTGGCAATGGAAGGCTAACGGTGCAGGTTCCAGCAATGAAGATGGAACCATAAACACCACTGCTACATCTGTTAATACTACGACAGGCGTGTCTATTTCCACTTATACCGGCACCGGATCAAACGCTACAGTAGGGCATGGGCTTGGCGTTGCTCCGAAGATGGTGATCGTAAAACGACGCAACACCTCTGAAAGCTGGCGAGTGTGGCACACCGCCATGACCGATGGCAGTTATTTTATGAATTTAGAAAACACAGATGGACAGGCCAGCATTGCTGCTATCTGGAACTCTACTGCGCCGACCAGCAGTGTGGTTTCCGTTGGCACAAACGCCAGCGTCAACGGCAGCAGTGACACTCATGTGATGTATGCGTTTGCAGATGTAGAAGGGTTTAGCAAGTTTGGTGCCTACACTGGAAATAATAACAACGATGGTACTTTTGTTTATACAGGGTTCAAACCGGCTTTCCTGATGTTTAAAGTGGTTTCGACGACAGACTCTTGGCAGGTCTATGATACAGCAAGACAGGATTTTAACGTGTTTGGAAGATCATTAACGCCAAATGAAAATGCTGTTGAAAGCAGTTTTTCTGCCCGTGTTGATTTGTTAAGTAACGGTTTTAAGGCAAGGTCAACCAACACAGCAATTAACGGCAGTCAAACTTATTTATTTATGGCTTACGCTGAAACACCTTTTAAAACAGCAACTGGTCGATAGGAGAATAAAGTAATGTGGAAACATAATGGCAGAACAATCAGAGTGGGTAAAGCATGGACTGCTGATAATGGTGTTCAGAATCCTGCTAACTGGCATATCTGGTCTGCCTCAGAAAAGATTGCTGCTGGTGTTGTTGAGGTAATAGAAGAAACACCACCGGATAGCCGTCTCTATGCTTGGTCTATGGGTTCAGATGGTAAGATAAGTAAAACTGCTAGAAATTTAGATGATACTGGTTCTGGTGATGCTTTAGCTCTTGGTGTAAAATCTAATTTAAAACAAGAAGTTAAAAACCAACAAGGAGCCTTGCTCAGTCAAACAGATTGGGCTATTATTCGTAAGGCAGATAAAGGTACAGCTATACCTAGTAATATTCAAACATGGAGGGATGGCATTCGTACAAAGGCTACACAAATGGAAACAGCTATAGATAATGCAGCAGATACAGATGCGGTAGCTGCGCTGTTCGTGACGTATACGACCAATGCAGACGGTAGTCAAACAAAGTCTGGTATATTGTACGATTGGCCTGAATTAGGAGATTAATGTATTATTTTATTTCAGTTATTATAATTTCTATACTACCAACTGGAGAGCCTGTTATAGAACGATCTGTTACAGGTCCATTTCCAAGTCAGGGTGACTGTAGTTTGTATACTAAAGTAATTGAAGATATTGTTAAACAAGTACCAACATCTCACATAATAGAAGCAGAATGTAAAAAAGAAGATAAAGGAAAGGCAGTTTAATGGCAAGCACATACACAACAAATCTTCGTCTAACAAAACAAGCAGACGGAGAAAATCCAAACAGTTGGGGTCAAATCCTCAACGATGGAGTTATCAGTCTTGTTGATGATGCTATCGCTGGATACACTACTGTATCACTTGGTAGTGCTGCAACCGTAACTTTAACTAATGTTCAGGGTGCTGGAGATCAATCTAGATCGGCTATACTAGAATTTAAGGGAACTGTTGGTGGAACGCATGACACTATTAATGTTCTTATTCCTAATAATTCAAAATCATATGTTGTAAAAAATTCTGTTTCTTATAATGATAGCACTGATGCTATTGTTCTGAAGGTAGCTGGTAATACTGGTGTAACTGTTGCTGATGATTCTTCTGCAATGTATGTTACAAATGGAACCACTGTTATTCCTGTGGCGCAAACAACTTTTACTAATATTACAGCAAGTGGTGATCTGGCTGTGAAAGGTAATGCAAGTGTAAGTGGCACCCTTACTGTAGGAGGAGCCGTTAGTCTGGCTTCTACTTTAAATGTTGGTAGTACACTTACAGTAGCAGGAGCGGTAAGTCTTGCCTCTACTCTGAGCGTTGCGGGTGCTGCATACTTTGGCAGTACAGTTACTGTATCTGGTAGAGGTAAGTTTATGGCCGGTGGTTTTTCCACTATTGCTACTCTTTCAGATAATTCATCTATCGTACCCGACCTTAATACCAGTAACGTCTTTACTGTTACATTAGGTGGAAACAGAACTCTTGCTGCCCCTACAAATACCACTACTAATATTGGAGCAACTGGACATATATTTATTGTTCAAGATGATACTGGAGATCGGACACTAAGTTATAATTCAGTCTATCAATTCTCTCAGGCTGGTGTACCTGTGCTTACAACTGCATCAGCCGCTGTGGATATTTTCTTCTATGCAGTAAGAACTACTACTAAAGTTGATTCAATTCTTATAAAGAACTTTACTCGAAACTAACAAGGCTAATCTAAATGGCGGAACTTAAAAAGTTTGATTTTCAACAGGGCTTTAATCGGGAAACCACCCAATACGCTGAAGAGGGTAGGTGGTTTGACGGTAATAGAGTTCGCTTCCGTGCGGGTCGCCCAGAAAATTTAAGAGGATATCAAACAAGAGCTTTGGGTTCCACGTTTGATGGATCGGCCAGAGATTTGATTACATGGTCAGACAGTGCTGGAACAAGTAGAATTGTTTTTGGTACGCCTGATAAACTTTACGAACAAGATGGCGATCAGTTATATGACATTACTCCTATTGTTACTGCTGTTACATTAGCAAACTGTTTTGGAACAAGCTCTGGACAAACAAGAGTATGTTGTTCGGATGCTAATCATGGAGCGCAGTTGGGAGACTATGTTTTGTTTACTTCTTCAGCAGCGTTTAATGCTGTTAGTTTACAAGGTAAAGTATTTCCCATTGCTTCTATTGCAAGTGCTAATGTATTTACTATTGAAGTTACAGGAGCGGCAGATGCAACAGGCAGTGATGCGGGATCGGCAACATTTAATTATTATATTCCTACAGGATTTTCTGTTCTTGCCGGTGGCTTTGGTTATGGTACTGCTAAATATCAGGCTACTGTCTGTGCATCACAAACAAGAGCATGGAATCAACCAGCATCTGCCGGATCATCTGGAATTACCTTTAATGTTACTCAATGGAGTTTAGATAATTGGGGCGAAGACATTATAGCTAATCGTAGTGGAAGTAATATTTTTTATTGGGATTCTGACTCGTCTACAATACCCGGAGAGGTACATGCAACATCTATAACAACTTCTCCTATTAGTGTAAACTCTATACTTGTTTCTCCAAATGATAGACATCTTATTGCTTTTGGAACCAATGAGTATTCTGCCACGGCAACTGTAAGTGGTACATTTAATCCAATGTTAGTTAGATGGTCTGACCAAGACAATAAAAGTAATTGGGTTCCTGCTGCTGATACAACTGCTGGTGAGGTTGTTCTTACAGACGGTACTGAAATTGTTGGTGCAAAGCGTTCAAAGAATGCTATTAATATTTGGACAGACAATTCTTTGTGGACTATGGCTTTTGCTGGACCGCCCTTTACATTTAGGTTTACACAGGCTGGTAGTAATTGTGGTTTGGTTGGACCTCATGCCGGTATTGATTTTAACGGCGTAACATACTGGATGGGCTTTGGTAACTTCCATAGATTTAGTGGTCAAGTAGAAACTGTACCCTGCACAGTTCGTAGATATGTCTTTGATGATATTAATGTAAACTATTACACTAAAGTATACGCAGGAACAAACTCAGAGTTTAACGAAATTATTTGGTTATATCCTTCAGGCAACAAAACAGAGTGCGATAAATATGTTATCTACAATCCTGTTGATAATTATTGGGTATACGGTAGTATGTTTTTTACTACTTTTAACGATAAAGAAGTATTTGGAAATACCATTACAACTGGCGTTACAGCGGCAGGTAATAATGTTTATAATAATGAACCTGTCTCTGTATTTGTTGGTGCTGACAATGAAACACTAGATTCATTTGTTGAGTCTGCTGATTTTGATATTGCAGATGGCAATTCCATTATGTTTATGAACAGAATTATTCCTGATTATGAAATGGCAAACGGTGGTAAAATTAAAATGAAGATTACTACTCAGCAGTTTCCAGAATCTTCTCAGGAAGTTACAAAAGAATTTGATATTACAAATGCAACAGAAAAGGTTGACTTCAGAAGTAGAGGAAGGCAAGCTAAGGTTAGGGTGTCTTGTGACTCTAATGGTACAAGTTGGAGATGGGGATCACTTCGACTTGCATTACAGGGAGATGGTAGAAGATAATGGCAAGATACCCTACTTTACCTTTTGTTATTAACGGTGACAAAATAGAAGATGCCTACAGTACAGTAAGAGATTGGGCGTCTACTTTAATTAATGATTTAGATACAAGGGATGTTCAGGTAGATACAAGACCATCTACTAATATATATACGGTTACAACAGTCACAGAAATAGGACGACCAAAGAAAGGCGACATAGCTTATTCAGTAAGTTCTGGTAAATTTAAAGGGTATGTAAGTCTTGGAGCAGAAACATCTTGGCAGGATTTAAACTAATGAACTCAATTAGTGATCATATGAAAATGATACAAGACAGTACTCTATTAAAGAACTATAATACTGGTCAGGCCGTTGATCCTTCTAGATTTAGAATAGATCAGGCGCAGGAACAATTTGGCAAAATGAATAAAATAGGGTATAATAGTAGTAACTTTATAGCAGAGCAGACAGCACCACAATCTAATTATGGGAAGTTAAAATAATGGCATTAAGAGAAATGATGGAAATGAAAGAAACAATGGGTGGTCAGGGAATGCCTCAAAGCCTTGATACTATGGCTGCTGTTCGTGGTGGTGGTATGCCGCCCCAACCGCAAGGTATGATGCCTTCTGCTCCTCCTCCTGCAATGGCTCCTCAAGGAGCGCCCGTACCTGCTATACCCCCTTCTGGTCTTGCTGGTATCTCTCCTCAAGTAGCTCCTCAACCACAAGTAGACCCTCTTAAAATTATGGGAGGTATTGCTCTTGCTACTCTTATGGAACGTGGTGAAAAAAAGAATATGCTTGAACAGTTTAGTCAGGCAGCAGAAGATAGAGGTGTAAATCTTCCTTCTCAATTTTCCGAAGAAACAGGCGGCTTGATGAGGCTTGCTGCTGAAGGTGGTCCCGTTCTCTATCGTAGAGAAGGTGGAATCTCTAAAGATACTAAGCCACAAAGAGACAGCATTATTGCACAAATGCGAAGGCTTGAAAATATGTTCGGCGCTAAAGTTCCTAAAATAGGAGAACCTCTTGATTACTTCAGTAATAACCCATTAGTATCTTTTAGTGGTGGAGGAGGAGAGGATGAAGGAACTCCTGTCGGTGAATTATATGTTCGTGATTTTGATGCTCCCGGCGGGATACGTAGTCAGAGCGGTAGAGGGACTAATAGAAATTTTGAAAGAGAATATCAATCTTTAGCGGGGCAACTACAAGACTTAAATAAGCAGCCGGAAGAACCAGTTTCCGTTGGCTTTACTCCACTATCAGACATGAGTTATGGTAGTTTAAATGATCCTAATCTACCAGCCTTTGATGCGGCTCAACAGAGATTGCAATATAGACAGAATGTTGGTTTCTTTGATCAGCCGCCCGGACCAACAGCAAATACTCAACGCCTTCTTGCTCAAGCTTATGGCGAAGGAACTCCTATTTATGAAGAAGTGCTGCAAGGTCTTCAGCCCACTCCCACTCAACCAGTTAGCACAGAAACAGCAATGGAAGCTTACTATGGTTTGCCGGGAGTTGTATATAATCCTCAACAAGAGGTTCAGGTTGAAGCTCAAACTGGCGGTGGATTGTATGAGTTAGCTGCCGGTGGTGAGTTTTCTGGCAGGGTTCCCGGTGATGGCGGTGGAATGCAAGACAATGTATACATGCCAATTAGGGAGGGACAAGAACAGGTAGCCACTCTAGCCGTTAGTCCCACTGAATATGTGGTAGATAGTCATACAATGGCTGCACTTGGTAATGGTAACCCTGATAAGGGTGCCGACTACATGGATCAGGTTGTTAAGAACATACGTCAAGAAGCTTACGGAACAGATCAGCAGCCTAATGAAATAGATGGGCTGGCAGCACTGCAAGCTAATATGATGGGGTAATGAAGTTTATAAAAGTAGAACCACAATCAGTAAGTATTCTTTGGCCGTTAGTTAAGGACTTAGTACAAAAACCAGTAGATCAAAACTTAGGTGAGTTTAATATAAAGGATGTATATAATTGGCTGGTCAGTGGTTATATGCATCTGTGGATTATAGGTGACAAAGAAGAAATAGTAGTAGCAGTAGTTACAGAGTTTGTTGAATATCCAAGAGAGAAGAGATTACGAATAGTTCTTGCTGGTGGTAAGAAAAACAATATGAACAAGTGGTTCGATATCTTTTGGGATAAGGATTCAGAGATACACAAGTTTGCTAAACAAAATAATGTAAAAAGATTTGAAGTATGTGGTAGAGATGGTTGGCTCAGAGTACTTGCAAGAGTTGGCTTTAAAAAGTTCTGCACTGTTCTAACAAGGGAAGTGGAAATATGACTGTGAAACAAGATATAAAAATGTTTTTAGATAATCTATCCGTAAGAGATAAGGTTGAGGTTCTTAAAGAACTGTATAAAGACATTGCGGGACTTGGTGTTGAGGGAGATACTCAGCTTGCTCATATCAATACCTTTGAGGCCAACCTTCTGGTAAAGTGTGGTGGCTCCGGTACTCTTCATCCAGTTACCGGATTGCCTCAGTATAAAGGTGGCGGAGGTGGTACTCCTCAAGCTACTTTCCAAAACACCAACCAGTTCTCCAGAATACCTGATGAGGTAGCTCCATATGCTGCTGATGTTTTAACAGAAGCTCAGGACTACTACCGCATGATAATGAATCAGGGATACGATCCCTATACTGGTGCTGTAACCGCTCCTCAGACAGCAGAACAGACAGAGGCACAGTCAGGTCTAGCTGCTCTTGGTAGAGGAGCGCAGGGAACTGCTCTGCAACAGGAAGCTCTTGATCTACAACGGCAGCAAAGCGAAAGATTTACTCCTGAAGTAGCACAAGAGTACATGTCTCCTTATCAGAGGGCAGTCACTGATATAGAAAAGAGACAGGCTGTTGAAGACTTTGAACGTAATATCATGCCACAGTTTGAAAAACAGGCTGTAGATGCTGGCGGTATGTCTGGTCTTGGCTCACGGGCTGGTGTACAGGCTGGTATACTTGGAGAGAACTTGCAGCAGCGTCTTGGTGATATCGAAGCTAAAGGATTACAGTCAGCATTTCTTAATGCTCAAAGACAATTTCAAGATCAGAAAAGGAGAGAGGCTGCACAGGCTCAACAAACTGCTGCGCTTGGTCCTGCCATGTTTAGTCAAGGTCTTGCCCAGCAGGGAGCGTTACAGACCGTTGGTGAGCAGAAGCAGACACTTGCTCAGAAAGCCTTGGATGAACAGTATTATAAATTCTTGGAACAGAAAGCATTTCCAGAAGAGCAGCTTGCTAAGTATTCTGGTTTTGTTTATGGTAATCCTCTACTGGCTCAACGTGATGTGACCAGTACATCGCAGGGTGGTCGTAACTTTAATCAGCCCAGTAGTGGCGCACAGTTGCTTGGTACTGGTCTTGCTGCTGCCAATACATTCCGTCAGATTGCACCACAGACTTTTGGTTCCTTTACTGGTGCATTAGGATTTAGTAAAACTGGCGGTGGTTTGTCTGATATTGTTTATCGAGATAACGGTGGAGAAGTAGTTGATTTTACTGCTGCACCTTTGATTCCCCGATCTGAAAGACGGCGAGCCATGAGTGACGAAGGTTTTGATCCAGAAATAACTGGTAAAAGAATGAGTGATTTAGCTCGTACAGATATTGGAAAGGGAACAGATTCAGAAATAGTACAGCTTCAAACGCTAATGCGAAGAGGTGATGCTATTCCCGCTCAAGAAAGAAGATTAGCGGAACTTATACAAATACGAGAGGCTGGACGAAAGGGATACCTTTCTACCGATGATACGGGTTTGGGAGGAACTGGTCCTGCGCCAGAAGGTTATACAGCAGGAATGGAAGAAGTTACTGTTCCTATAAGCCAAGATGGATTGGCAAAATTAGCCGCTCAAACACCGAAGATGAGTGTTGGTGGTGTTAGTGCTGAAGGTTATAATAGATTTGGAGATAAAAATAGACTTAGTGAAGAGGAGGTTGCTGCAAGAATGCGGCCTGACATTTATGATCCTGAGTTTATAAGGAGACAGGCAGAAGAAAGGGAGCGCAGGAGAACAGGCTTCTATGATAAGTCTGACAAAGGAAGGAGAGAGTTTAACAGGCGCATGGCTGATCGTCGGCGTGCCGAGAGAGAACGAGACTATCAACGCAGAAGGGAGCTTGTTGGTGAGGCTGATCCTATAGGAACCCTTCTGTCACAGTTATCTCAGAGCCTTCTCAGAACAAGAGACTATGACGAAACAACTGGTATCGGTGCCAGACTTGCCGAAGGTCTTACTCAAACAACTTCCAAGTTAAGCGAAGCAGACAAAAAACGTAGAGAGCAGCTTCTTGAAATTGAAGATCAGTTTGGAAGAAGGCAAGCTGAAGAAACTGAGAAAGAGTTTGGGGCTGAAGGTCAGCTATTGTCCAGAACAGAAGAGCGCAAAGCTCTGGCCTTGGCTAGAGAGTTTAAGCTTGAGGATAAGATACTTGACCTGCCATACGCTAAACAGCGTCAAGCACTTGAACTTATTAATGCTGGCTTGAAAGGTAAGAAACTTAAAGCAGAGATTAAAAAGCTAGAAGCTGAAGCAGAAGCTGAACGTGGGACTGAGTTAAGTCCTACTGAAACTAATGCTCTTATAAAAATGTTTGATAAAAATAATGCTGCAATTTTTGGGCAAGGCTTTATTGATGGACAACCATTTCCTGAAATTGAAGCAGACCTAAACGAAGCTAGACAAAGAGCTATACGAGTTGGTAATACACAAGGCGTGCAAGCAGCAAATGCAGAATATATGAAGATAGCTAAACAAATAAAAGATGCTTATAACGCAGGAAAGTATAATCAAAATAAGGTATAATTAAATGGCAACTAACTTTAGTATTTTTACTGAGGAACAAGCTACTCCTGCTGAAAATGTTATACCAGAGAATCAAGAAAAATCTTCTGGAAACTTTTCTATCTTTGGCACTACTGAACAAACTCAACAAGCACCTGCAAAAACTGCGGAGCCTGAAGAGTTTACTATGGATAATCTTGTTAAGAATCAGGGTTGGTTAAGAGATGCTAAGACTATCTATAAGCATGAGAAGGGTGAGGACTATAAAGGTTCTGACAAAGACTTAGACTATTGGTTTAGGAATAGACATTCTCGCTTTGCTAATGACCTAACTAACTTAGGTATGACTGCCTACGATGCTTCTGAATTAATGAGCGATGATGTTAAACGTGCATGGGTTAATTCAATAGATACGTGGGATAATACAGAAGCTAGCATTGGTTCTTTTGCTAACGCTGTGTTTCAAACTCTAACCGATCCTACGGCTCTTGCTGCAATGGCTGCTACCCCTATTACTGGTGGCGGAAGTTTAGCAGCTAGATTTGGTGGCGCAACGGCTGCTAGATTTGCTGCTAAAAAAGCATTACAAAAACAACTACAATCAGAGATTAAAGATAAAGCTGTTAAAGAGACTGCAAAAACAAAAGTCAGTAAAGAAGTTGCTGAAGAAGCTGTAAAGAAAGAGGCCATAGAAAAGAGTGGTGTAAGAGTAGTAGGAGGAACTGCGCTTCGTGCGGGAGGTGCTGGCGCTGCGTATGGTGGAGCAGCCGACCTTCTATATCAATCTTTCGACATTGATACTCAAGAAGCTATGGAAGACCCTCTAACAACTGAAACAGATTATTTACAAACCGCTATAACCACTTTTGCTTCTGGTTTGTTTGGTGGTGTATTGGGCGGTTTAGGTAAAGGCGCTTCAAGAAGGCTTGGTAGAAAAAGACAGGCCAGAAGAGAAGCAGCAGAGCAACAACGTATAGCAGATGAGCAGCCTAAAGCTACCGAAACAACCAAGATGCACTCTCATAAAACTGATGGTGTCGTCGGCGCTAGAAAGATAGCAGATGAGGCGCAGGAAGAGCTAGAAGTAGATGGCGTTTTAACTATGGATATTGGTGAGGTTGTTCCTCTACAAAGTCTTAGAGAAATTAACGAACAGCTTAACGCTGCTGGATTTAGTGATGTTGCAAAGATAGGACCGGGTAAGTATGCTGCAACAAAACTAGCTCAGTTAAGATCGCTTAGACCAGAAGACAGGGATATAGCTCGCACACGCACACAACGAATATTAGGTCGTGTTGGCAGAATATTTCGCTCTGATGCTGGCGTTAAAGGAACTACGGAGGAAGCGCAGCAGCGTCTATCAACCGGACGACGCAGAGTAGATACCGCTCGTCAGCTTGCTGAAAGACAGCTAGAAACATCATTCAAAAGATTAAACAAAGCTGTCAAGAAAGATTTTGGTGTAAAAAATCTTGCGCCTGCTCAAGCTAAATTAGTTAACGATGCTCTTCGTGGTAGTGAAGAAGCTGTAGAAGAACTTGCAAAAACTGCGCCAGATGTTTTAAAAGAAGTACAGACTATGAGAGGCAATGTAGCTTCTCTTCAGAATGAATTGCTGGAAACAGGCGCTATTAGAGAAGGCTCTAATCTAGAAACAAAGATTAAAAGCTCTATGGGTATGGAAGGCAAGGATGAGCTATACCTAACAACTTCATATGAAAAGTTTGATAATCCTAATTGGGGTAAAGAAGTTACTACTCGTACAGGCAAGCGTGGCAAAACTATTATTGAAGAGGCGGAAGATTATCTTGTCTCTCAGGCTGCGGCAAATAACAAAGACTTTAGCATTGCTTTGAATAAGTTTCGTGCAGGAAAAACTTTAAATGCTAAAGAACAAGAAGTATATAATAGGTTTATGTCTAGAGATGGAGAGATAAACAATACTATTGCTAAGATACTAGATACAAACGAAGATGATGTTCTTAAAGTATTTTCTGATAATGCAATTATTTCTAAAGGAAATGCTGCTAAAATTCTTAGTGGAAAGAAAGCTATTCCTGAAGAAATTAGAATGTTAATGGGTGAGTATGAAGACCCGTTTGTTAACTACGCAAAAACTGTGTCTAAGTTAAATCAAACTATAGCACAAATTGATTATGAAAAAGATATAGTTGAGCTTGCCAACAAAGGATTGATACAAGGCGTAAGAACCAGCAAGTCTTCCAGCGGAGACTTTGTTCCCGTAAGAGATGTTCTGCCAGCAAGAAAAGACATTGATCCTAAGCTTGGTATGGAAGATATTGACACAGGTATGGGCGGTATATATGCATATCCTGAAGTTGCTGCTGGTATTATTAATGGTAATGAAATTTTTCAAACAACTCTTAGACCTCTTCAAGCTTACCTTGCTTTGCAGGGCCATACCAGAGCAGCCAAGACTGTGTACAGTCCCACTGCTATTGCTCGTAACTTTATAGGTGCTGGTTGGATGGCTGCTGGTGCTGGCTATCTAAATCCACGCAATCTTAGTGAGATACCAAAAATTATGAAGGGTCTTTACAAGATGAGCGATGAAGACCTCAATGCCGAAATGGAAAAGGGTATTGCTCTTGGTTATCTGCAAAGTGGCACTGACTTAGGTTCTTTCCGTGCAGCACTTAGCGATGCAGGAGATAATTCTTTCTGGAACTTTACCAATAAATCTTTGTCGGATAAAAATAGTTTAGCTAAAAGAGCTAGAAAGTTTAATGTTGAGGCTGTTAAATTCTATCAGGCAATGGATGACATGTGGAAGCAGTACGCTTTCCTAAATGAGAAAGGAACTTACAGACAGGTTCTTGCTGATAAAGGTATTGATCCAGACAGAGTTGTAAGAACATTTAATACTGGTGATGGTAAGCTTGTTCGTATAACAGAACTGGATGAATATGCTGCTAATGAAGTTGCAAAGCATATGCAGAACTATGCAGGTGTACCACAGTTTGTCCGTACTGCTAGACTGCTTCCGGCGGCAGACTTCTTTGCCTTCACCACAGAGATTATACGGACTCAAAAAAATATTATTAAGACTTCTCTTAAAGATATAAAAGAGGGGCGAGACTTAATGAAGCTTGGCGAGAGGAATGCTGACGGTGCATTGAGAGGTCAGGCACAATCAAGGGCTGGTCAACGTAGGCTTGGCTCTGTTATAGCTGCACAGTCTGCTGCTCCTGCACTGGCTGCTGCCGGTTATGCAGTAACAGGAATGGATCAACCTGCTGTGGACGAGAATGGTAAAGAGCTACCATACACAGTCAAGGAAGGCTACGAAGCCTTTGATCAGGATTGGCAGAAGGGTGCGGACTTCCTGTATCTTGGTGTTCCTGAAAACGGTAAGGCCAGAAGGGTTAATCTTAGCTATCTTAATCCGTGGTCTAAGACGCAAGACCCAATTCGTGCTGGCATCAGAGCATTGTCTTCTGATAGTGATATTGATAGTAGTCTTAATAATGCTTTTGCTGAGTCTGTATGGCAACCTCTTAAAGAAACATTTGGTCCTTCCATGTTGGCTGATGCAGCACTGAGCATGGCATATAATGTAGATGCTTTTGGCAGACCAATTTTTAAAGAGACTGATACTGCTGGTGAGAAGTTCAGAAGTGGTGTGGTAACAACACTGGAAACATTTGAGCCGGGACTTATTAAATCTGCAAGAGATATCAGCACATCTTTAGGAACTCCTGACTCAAAAATAAAAGATGCTTTTGGTGTTGGAGAAGGGTTTACCAGAAGCGGAAGGATAAAAAGATTTGATGATCAGATTGTAGGTTTGAGTGGCATTAAGCCAGAGACTATAGATATTAAAGATACAGTTGGATTTAAACTCAGTGCGTTGAAACGAAACATGGGTGAGTCTGGTAAGACTTTTGAAAAAGCATACCAACAAAGAACTCCCATAACATCTGATGAACTTGTTGAGGCGTACTCAGATGGACTGAGAAAAGAATATGAATACGCAAAAGAAATGTTTGATGTTATTACCAAAGCTAAAAGTATTGGTCTTTCAAATGCAGAGATCATACGTGCTGTAACTGATGAGGGATTATTTAAGAATAGGTTGGATAAGTCTATGCTTCTAAACCTTGTTAATCGTGGCGTATTTGTTCCTGCTCCACCTAAAATGAAGGATATCTATAAATGGGGTATCTCCACTAAAAGACGAACAGGAACAAAACCACCTATTGACGAAGCTCAAAAAGAAATATTTAAAATATATCGTCGGTATGCTGGCGCAACTACGGGACAAAGATAATGTTTGAAGATGCAGCAATGTTATGGAATGGCGTACTCACTATAGCTATAGGTGCATTCCTGTGGTGGATACGTGGTACTAACTCACAGATAGATAATCTTTGGAAGCTTGTGTCTCAGACAAGAGAGGAGATACCAAAGACATATGCTACCAAGGTAGATGTTGCAAGAGATGTGGAAAAGATCATGGATCGCTTTGATCGACTGGATAGTAAGATGGATAATTTGTTAGAAAGGATTAACCGTGGCTGATTGGGAATACTTTACTGAAGAAGAAATGAGTTGTAAAGGCACAGGTGAGTGCCAGATGGACGAGGAGTTTATGGAAAGGCTCATACGTCTAAGAGAAGACTATGGCAAGGCTATGATTGTTTCTTCAGGATACAGGGACATTGCATATAATACTACAATAGGTGGCTCTCCTAACTCTGCGCATATCTATGGCAGGGCTGCTGATATTGTAGTAGGTGGTCACGACGCTTACAGGCTGATGCGTCTGGCAATCGTTCACGAGTTTACAGGTATTGGTGTTTCTCAACGAGGCATGTTTGAGCGTAGGTTTATACATCTTGATACAATGGAAGATGGGGATCACCATCCTCGTCCGTGGGTGTGGAGCTATAAGTAATGGTCGGTCGTGTACTACTTGCATGGATTATAGCAGTAATTGTTACGGCGGTAACTACACACAATGTAAGGGCCGCTGACACTAATACTGTGTCTTCCACGGTAGTCACAGACAAAACTCCACCCACTGCCTCTGCACCATCTGTTGTGGTTAATAATACAGACGTATGTAAGAGCGGTAAGAGTGCAGCAGTACAGACCCAGATATTTGGTATTGCCAGTGGTATAACTATCACAGATGAAACATGCGAACTGTTAAAGCTAAGTCGTAGTCTTTATGGAATGGGAATGAAGGTTGCTGGTGTTAGCTTGCTGTGTTCGGATCATAGAGTATTTGATGCTATGTGGATGGCAGGTACGCCCTGTCCCTACAAAGGAAAGATAGGAGACGAAGCAAGGATTGCATGGGAAGCCAACATGAAAGATGCACCCGAAGGAAATACAGTGTTAATTGAGAAAGAAGAGAAGTCTAATTATTCAGTACGGAACGAGAGCTATGAGTTTCCAGACGAATATGAAAACTATGATTAGATGGCTTATTTTTCTGTCTGTCCTTCTTGGCATTGTCATGGTGTCCTTTTGTTCTGTTGCAGAAGAGACAGAGATTGTAACAGGACAGGAGACTAGCCCAAACTATATACCTGAGATGGGACAGTTTACCAGATCAGGTGGCACCAATACAGGTGGTGGCAGAGGATGTTCTTCAGGCAACTTCTGTACTGCCGGTAAGCAGGGGCCGGGAGGAACGTATACAAGTACATTTGATCTGGAAGACAACATGACAATAGACCAGATCAACCGTGGCTTTGATATGAACTACGGCATGGACGTTGAATCCCACTCAAGTAACTCTGTGTTGTCTTCATGTGTCGGTGGCAACGTCATGCAGAACAGCGACTGTCGAGATATATTTAATCTTACCGTTACTCTGCTGGATGTAGATAATGTTGTACATAAGTTCGAGCATGAGGTTGAACTGGACTTCACAGGCACACGTCCTTTTGCTTTTTCTCAGGTCATACCGGAAAATACTTTCACAGGACTACGGGGGGAGTTTGAATTATTCGGCATAGATGCGGGGTTTCCAACTGGATTTTTTGGTCCAAGATTTGACAACCCCTTTCTCACCACGACTTTTGATCTTGTTACGATTTTAGAAACAGAAGTTTTAAATATAATTGATTTACAGCAAGAGGTAGAGGTTGTTGATATACAGGAGATAGAGGTAGAACTTGAGCCTGTAGAGCCTGAAGAAGTAGAGATAGCCACAGAAATAGTGGTTGAAGAAATTGAAACCGTGGAACTGGAAATAGAAATACAGCAGCCTGTAGAGCCGGAAACTGCACAGGAAGAAATGGAAGTCACGGCAGAGGTTGAGGAAGAAATACAAGAAGCAGAAGTGGCTGAACAAGATGTTGCAGAACAAGAAACTCCTACCGAAACTGCTAGTGCAGAGGAGCCAGAAGAACAGCAGGAAGAACAGGCTGAACCCGCTCAGAAGAAAACTGTTGCTCAGAAAGTTAAAGAGAAAGTTGCCAAGAAAATTATGAGCAAGATGAATGACAAGAGCAAGTATGACTCAACTAATCAGATAAGGACACTTGCAGTCATGGGCGTTCTTGGTAACAGTCGTAGCTTCTTTGGTACACAGGCTACCCTGCAAGACACGCCCGGTTTCTTCAGTGGGGCTACCATACCAGACAGTACGCTGCCAACAAATAATATGGCACAGTACTTAATGTTTGGTGGAAGTAGTCAGGCGCATTCTGAAATTGTAAATAGTCAGTGGCGATGATATGGACTTTATCAAAGAATACTGGTCCCAGATATTTGCGCTGGTTGCAATCTTGGTTGCGGCGGTGAAGTTAAACTCACTTGTTCAGATACTGAGAAGGGATGTAGATACTTTAGATAAGGATATCAAGAGAAGAGATACCTATGTGGAAACAGTCAAACTGAGGGCAGAGGTAGATCAGTTAAATAAAAATATATCAGCTTTGTGGGAACATCTAAATAAACTAAAGGACAGGAACAATGGCTGAACTGGAATATAAAGGTATTAAGATTGGAGGCAGTAAGCTGTTACTTCTTTTCCCTCTTGTGGGTACAGTGGTTGGTGGTTTATGGGGAGGCTTTGAAGTTTACAAAGACTATATGAATATGCGTTCAAAGATAGAAAAATACAAAGCTCCTGATTTGTCTGCCTTTGATAAGAAGCTGGCCGTACTGAGACAGGACATGAATAATCTTAGAGAACTGGAGTCCGTGATTAAACAGTCAGCTTCTGATGCCAGAGACTATGCAAGAGATATAAAGAATGATTTGAAGGATGAGATTATACGAACAGAAAAGTTAGTTGAGGGGGTAGATCGTAGGACCAAGACTATGCAAGATGAAGTTCGTAATATGATGGACAAAGAGAATGATCGTAACAATACTTTGCGAGATAGAATTAATTCTCGTATGGATAGCCTTGATGAATCTCTTACAAATAAAATGAAATCACTGGAAGATCAAACCAAAGCAACAATTAAAAAAGCACTGGACAATCCATTAAGTAATATGAGGAGATAAATTATGGCTGAAGCCAAAGACAACATTCCTGATAAAGAAACATATCAAGCTAACAGACGTAGAATGTGTTGGGTTGTTCTTGTAATGATGGCTGCTATGACTGTGGCAATCATAGGATGGCCGGAAAGATATGAGAATGCCAACGTAATGGAGATGGCATATCTGGCATTATCAGGTCTTGTCGCTGCATACTTTGGTGCAACCGCATTTCAGACAGTTAAAAAAACTGTTAAGAAAAAGTGATAACAAAGTTTGATATTGAAGAAGTGCTGGCTGAGAAGGTTGTTCCCTCCTTGGCTATGCATGGAGGAGGAATAGAATTACTAGACTATAATACAGACACTGGTAATGTGCATGTCAGGCTCATGGGATCGTGTGCGGGATGTGCTGCCAGTATGATTACATTAAAGATGGGTGTGGAAAATACATTGTTTTATTACTTTCCAGAGGATATACAGACCATAACCCACGAAGAAGCGGAAATAACCAACCCATTTTACTAAATCCTCTGTGTCAAGCTAGGAGCGTCATACAGAAGAATCAGTACTTCTGGGCTATGCACACACCTGACGGGTTAGAGAAGGCTACTCAGTGGCTTTCCTAGCCCGTTTTTTCTGGCTCATCTTCCACATTTTCTTCAAATAGTGCATCAGCGAAGTTACATTTAGATAAAAGCTGTATAACCTTCTCTTCTCCCAATACATTAAGGCAACCAACGATAGCTGCCTCTAATGTATCTTTGTCCATAGATAAACCAGTATCACTATTTGCACCACGAATACGAGACAGTAACTCAAGTGCTTTGATGGCGCTGTTGGTATGTCCGTTTGCTTTGGCAAACTCATACTGGTTTTCAATCTCTTCTATTACATTAACATCAGTCTCAAGCTGTTGCTCTAACTCATGCACTCTATCAATTACTTCTTGGCTTTGAAGTAAGCGATACCCTTGATTGTATGCGGAGGCTTCAGCATAACCAGCAGCCTTTGCAGCTTCAGTTGCATTACGGTGCAGCACATAGGACTGTGCAAACTTTTCTTGCTTCTCATTTAACATAATAAGTTAACAATCCATTTGCTAGGATGGCAAGAGATACAGCATTAATAACAATCAAAGCTCTGTCGTTCCATATCATTGCTACGATAAACCATCCAGCAAGACCTACCACATGAAAGTAAAGATTTAAAGGGTAAATGTTATTAGCAGTGAAGAGCATTCCAATAATAAGAACTATGGATGCTGCCCACTTAATATACCAATCTTTAGTTTTGTGTGGCGTTGTCTTTCTCAAATTATATTCGGGCATTATTTCATATTACTTCTGGCAACACCCTTCCACTTCTCTGCTGTACGCATACCGCCAAGACCAAGAAGCGCCATGATCAAGCTGATCAATTCATTAGTCTCCAGCACAGGGAGCGTTACCTGTGGATACCAAGTGATAATAACCCAAGATAGAATGGGTGCTAATATAAACTGCCATGCCAGAGCAAAGCAACATACCCACATGATAGCTGGTCTAGCTCCGCTGACAAAGATAGAAGGATGCTTCGCCTGTTCTATATTCGCCTGTGCTTGAGCAAGGTCCAGTGATACCATCTGTGTCTGAAGCTCATGCTCCAGCTTTTTCTTCAGGTCTTTGTCCTCTACAAACTTGTCAAGAACTTTACCAGCTACTCCAATTACGGAGTCTGCAATACCTAATACCATTATTCCTCCTCCTGCTTCTTCAGTTTAACTATACGAGGATACTGATCTATCCTGTAACCTTCAGTATAAAAAGTCTTGGTGTCTTGGTTCTCCATTGTATCAGCAAAGAGATAAATTTTCAAGTGTTTAAACTTCATGCTTTTCTCAGCCAACATCTGAAGCCAATCGTCAGGAGAGAAGACAGAGATGTGAGCATTCCTCCCATCAGGTAGAATCTTCAAAGCTTCAAAGCAAGCTACGTTCAGGAAGACCATCTTCTTTGCATACGAAAAAATTTCTTCTACTACCCAACCCAAGTCTTCTTCTGCGATATGTTCAAGAACATCTGTACATATGACAGCATCTTTCTTATGTATGGGAAGTTTGCTGTGCTTTTCATAGCCGGGATCAAAGAGTTCACACTCGTCCAACTCCCAATACTCAGGAAGGGGGCAGTCGATTTCATCAGTAATCTCTGAGAACTTATCCGTGTAAAGCACTGCCTTACCGCAACCGTAATCAAGAACAGTCTTGCAGTTATTGTTTTGTAGATATAATTTTATGAGGTCTACAAACTTTAGAAGGCTTCGCCCATTGAACATGCCCTCTCCCTGATCATGCTTCTCCTCATACATCTTGACAAGATTAACATAATCATCAGAGGGGTTATGTCTACTATTAGTATTATCTACATTAATATCAGCCATCGTAGTATCCTTTAAATTTAATTCGAGGGTCTTGCTCTTCCTTGATCTTCCAAAGATCGGCTACCATAGTATTCTCACCGTGAAAACACAGTACGCCATCAAGACCGGGATCATTAAATACTTTCTCACAGTCCTGTGCCATAGCAAGCAACTCACCCGTAGTCCAGTATGTCTGGTCTTTCACGTTGACCTGTATGTACTTAGGCTTGGGAGTTTCTCCTCCTTCAAGATCACCAGTAGTTTCAGTCTTCTCCTCGTCAGAAGGCTCGTCCCTGCAACAGTCATAGCCAAACAAGTGCAAGTCTCTGAAGCCCATTGTGTGCATCATACCAATGCCACGCATGGCAGCACAAGTACCTCCAGTAATAAGAGTGGCTCCCTGCGGAATGCCAAGCTCTTCATTAAGCTTAACCTGCTGGTTCTTTATCTGATCTCCCTGCTCCTCCTCTGTTCTTAGCGAGTCGGTAAAGGCGTGCCACCCCCACAGTTTGACATCACGTTCTTTAAGGTATTCAGTTACTGAAGGATCAGTCATGGATGCTACAAAAAAATTAATATCCTCATGTATAGTCTTGAACAGGTCTTTACGCACGATATTGTGTGTGCTTTTCTGAGTGATCGGTCGAGGATCAAGAACTATACATCCCCACGGAATAATATTATTCTTCATCAAACCGGGCAGTGCGTGCTTAACGGCAAGCACCTTGCAGTTGGGGTGATCGTCAATAAACTTTCCAAGCTTATCATAGTCAAGATAAGGACCAGCGGAAACAATAACCCCCACCTCTCTGTGTGGAGGATGTTTCTGTACCCACTTATTTTCATCAATACTTTTTAGATTAGATTTAATATTGTTGGCAATATAATCTTTTGGTACAGAATCTCGTGGATGCACTACAATCGGCACACGCTTTAAATCTTCTGGCACTTCTTCCAGTGAGGAGTCGTGAAGTATAACAGCAAGGTGAGTATGTCCTGCTGGTAAAACTTTATCAGAAGAAGGCAGCACATGTTTTCTTGTTGGTACGCTTTCATCAAACTCTGTCCAACCATCTTCGGTAGTTTTTTCTGCGTGAACTTTCTTTGTGGGTATAGCATCAAAGACTTTCTTAATACCTTGATACTTTTCATCAGGTATAACCACTGCATCGGGGTTGGGATTGTCCTCGTCCTCACGTTCTTTTGTAAAGAAGTGATCCATGACCACAACAGGAGTGTTCTTCAGACAGTCGTACTCATGTTGCACTGTTTGTTCGCTGTTGCCGCTACCCATAAGAGCAAAGTCTGCCACGAAAGGATCGTTTCTTTTTTCAAGAGTGTTACGAACATTACCTTTGTGTAACTCAAAGGAAAATTCTTTATTCTTTTCCTTCTTCATGTGCGTGGCAAACTCTTCCAATCTTTTTTCAACAGCGGCCACAGTGTTGTGAGGCTTCACATTATTTTCTTCAGCATCTGTCTCTGCCGTAGCATCTTCAAATAAGTCGTAGCCAATATAATGCACTGCATCAGTTCTGTCAAATGCAGCAAGAGCCATCTCAACAGCACGGCCTCCATTCCAAGTTCCGGTTTCAAGAATGGTCTGAGGTTTATAGAACCGAATCAAGTCTGCAAGTTGTTTGTACCTGTTGGGAAGAATGTCTGGCGTCGTGTCTGTTTCTGAAAGGGAGACAACTCTATTGCCGGAACTATCTCTAAAGTTTTGAGAAGACTTGTCTGCCAGATTAATAAACAACTCTCTGAAAGAATTAGAGGTTTGTAGAGTGCAGCCATGTGCGTTGTAAATTGTAAGCAGTCGGCTTAGTATGAAGGTTGTTGACCACTCCCTATAGTTAAGGTATTCACCAGAAACATAGGCACCTCTGAGATCACCAAGAAGATCAACAGATGTCTGTCTTGAAATATTAAATGCAGCAAAGTAATCTGCATCTTCCATGCAAATAAAATCTGCCTTGTTATTTAAATATCTTTCTAGAGTAGATATTCTAATATCTTTTGTTGGTAGGCTCAGAGGCTCTAACCAGAGAAGCCATGCATCAGCATTATCAAAGGCACACTCGCTGATTGCAAAGGCTTTCGGTGCAGCAGCAAGACCATCAAGAGCCTCGCTATAGTTTATGGCTCCCCCTTCTGTACCATTGTGTTCCTTGTTGTCCTCTACAAACTGACTGTAATCTTTAACATCTTCTAGGTTGTGGTAAAAGATATTCTTTTGTTCGGGAACACTATAGTTACTAATATCCATGTTATAGTAATAACAATGGAACTCAAAATCAGGTTGCCACTTATCTTTAAATGACTCCAGAAGTTTGTGTCCGTTTTGTTTAAAAAGCTTTTCATCAAAAGCTGTGACTACTTTAAATTTCATAGGGATTGACAAGTCCTTTTCCGGCAAGGTAGGTATAATCTCCATTCCATTCGGCAGCGTATCTTCCGTCAATATCTCTTCCGCATTTCCATTCTCTGAACCACGGTCCTCCTGTAGTGAAATGTACATTCTTTGCTTCTACCTCCTCCGGTGAATGCCCGTCAAGCCAGTTCCATTCCTGATGTATGCTACCAATGTCGCCTTCTTTATCAGGCAACCACTGAAAGCCATGAAGCCAAGAGCCTGTCTGGGTGTTTACTTCTAGAGGGGTTAGCCTCTTGTTAAGTTCGTGTCCACAGTTCCAAAGAATAAGACTTGACCAGTTCTTTCTGCGATAGTGTTCTTGTTTCTTTCCATCCATCTTGTATTCTTCAGTGGGTTCATACTGATGCTTAACACAATACAGTGGGTAGTAGTCCATGTTATATTCTTCAAACAACTCATTGATGTCAGTGCGAAGGTACATGTCGCAGTCCATGTATAATGCCCAGCCCTGATACATATTCAAGGCAGGAACAAGGAAACGTGTGAAGCTAAAGTCTGTGGAGAAGGGCTTGCCATCTATGTCATCAATCATCTGCCCGTCTTTAACGCTGTGCTTGCGGTTGTACAATCCCATGCGCTCTACAACATCTTTGCGAATCGGTTTGACATCCACATTCTCAACGGCAATACGTTCAATCGTAAACTTTAATACTTCATAGGCTACATCTTCTCTTGGATCGTAACCAATATAAACTGTGTTGGGTGACTTTCTCATTGTATCTCCTATGTAAAATGGGGGAGCAAACGCTACGCACTCCCCCAAATTTAGTTACAGGCTGTAAATCTTTTCTTTCTTGTCTTCAGGTATTACCTGTTGAAGATTAATGGTAATCATCCCATCTTTGAAAGATACCTCATCTACAACCACGTCACCGGCAAGATGAAAAGTTTTTGTAAAGGGCCGCTTTGCTATGCCTTTTTGTGCGAACCTTTCGTCATCTTCCTCTTCTTTTTTCTTGCCGGATATGGCTAGCGTACTGTCCTCAGTTTTTACTTCCAACTCCTCTTTACTGAAGCCAGCAACGGCTAACTCAATCACATATTGTCCATTGTCGTTCTTAATTAGGTTGTGAGGCGGATAAGAACTGGCTGAATAAGTAGGCATCTTATCTGCCATCCTTAACATGTCTTTAAATAATCTATCATGTCCAATAGCCCATGTAGAAAACCTAGAAAAGAACGGATCATCACTTAGTTTCATATACGCATTCATATCATTTCTCCTTATAGCAAGTTGATATTGTGTGACCCATTATTGGCATCACACATATATTATAGTGCATAAAGTGGCTTTTGTCAAGAACTTTTTTTAAACACCACAGGAGCCACCATGTCCTGTGATATCGCAGATGTCATGTGTTTCCAATCCCTCCTCAAATTCCTCTCCAAGTTTCTCTACAGCTTCACTGTAAGGCACACTGCTAAGTGGTTGTCCTCCTCTGCATCCGTCAGGGTACACGGTGAAACCTCGCAACCTGTGAGCGTAAGAGGCAAGAGTATCAGTAAACTCATCCACAGTATCCTCATTGTTTAACTTGCTCCCCCACTTAGGTAGATTGATTGTGCTGCTGATGGACATATCAACATAGTCCTGCACGTCTGCCTGAAACTTCATACGCCTCTTGTAATCCTCTGCTAGATCAAGAGCGGACTCAATCTTGTTGGGATCAACACCATACAGATCAATGATCTCCTGTGCCGCACTGTCCACCACATACTGATAGTGCCAGCGATTACCACCTTTCAGATACCTGCGCTTGTAGGCTACGGCAAAGATAGGCTCAACACCTGTGGATGTTCCCGCAAGAATACCTATTGAGCCGGTAGGAGCAATGGCACGATTTGCGACAGGACGACTACACCCAAGAGTATTACTAAAGTCGGCGCTAACGTGATCACTAACTCCTTTATAGACTGCCAACCACTTGTGAAGTCCTTCGGTAACTTCATACTTCTCGCCTCCTTTAATCAGCCACTCATGCATACCCATCAGGCCAAGACCAAGCCTACGGTTCTTCTCCCTGACCTTATATACCTTATCGTATGGCAGCTTTGCCCGAAGTGTTCCGCATAGCAGGAACTTGGTAGCAAGTTCTACTACATCTGCAAACTCTTTCAGGTCATCAATGCGGCCCATATTAACAGACCCAAGATTACAAACATCAGAATCATCTTCAGATGTAACCTCCGTGCAAGCATTACGCAGCGTCTCCTTTTCCTTTTCGAAAAAATTAAATGAGAAGCCCGGTTCTGCGCTTCTAAGAGCCTGATGTACATTAGTCCTAAAGACATCTCCTGTATCTCCTGTCTTCCAATAGTTAAGTAACCATTCAGTATCGTAGTTCACGCTGATGTTTGTCATGTCCAGCGGTGCTGTAAAGTTAAAGTCTTGCTCCTTGACCTGACCAATGGAGAAACCTGTTTCGCCTACTGGCATATCATACCAGTTTTTACTGGCAAGAAACTTGTCCACGTCAGGGTGCTTCCAGTTAAGGCTGGCATAGATAGCAGAGCGGCGACTACCACCCTGCATAACACGCCTACCAATCTCATTGACCATCTGCATCTTTGGAATAGGACCAGAGGCAAGACCTCCCGTACCATTCAACAGCCGTCCTTCTTCACGGTACATAGAGTAGTCCACTCCGATACCACCACCCGTCATAAGACAGGACTCGGACTTCCAAGAGATGTCAGCCCAATCTTCTCTGGTATCCTCCTCTGCTTTGAGAAGGTAACAGTTATTAAAGAACTTATTCTCACGTCCTGCATAATAAAGATAACGACCACCGGGAATAAACTTCAGGTCAGTGATCATACGTTTCAGTTCGTCCTTGTCCTCCTTGCTGATATATTCCTGACATACATCATCTACCAATGTGGACGACAGTGCATCCCATGTCTCACACCCATGATGGGCATACTTGTGTTTAAAGATGTCTTCGCTAAACTTGGAGCGAAACATCGGGTTCTCATTAGATCGAAATTGTGGCATAGCTTTGTTCCCCTTCTAGTTATCATATTCCATTTCCAATATGAGTTGGGCATAGTGGATTGCTTTCTCGATATCCTTCCTGCCTTCTCCTTTAGTACGGTGTCGTGTGATGTATTTTATCACATTCCCTTCCAGATAGTCAAGCCCGTTGGCATGAATATACTCAACCGGCTGTATCTTACATCCCTTGTAGTGTTGTCCTCCTACTTGTTGGTCCAGTGGTTTTTGTTCTTTCATCATGCGAAGATAGTAATCATAGTTACGTTCGTCATAGGAATGAGTTAATCTTTCGTCTGATTTCATTTACATTCTCCGATGTTACGGCCTTGAGTGCAAAGTCTCTAACGATATCTGGTTCAAGACCGGCTAGATGGCAGGTGTTTTCAAAGTTCTCACACGTCACACCAACAGAGGCGAACACCCATGCCGATGCCTGATCTCTTTGAAGAACAGTCTCATTAGTTTCATTAGGTTCTTTTGGTTTACTCATATCCAGCAGTGCCTGAAGTATAATAGCCAGATTAAGAGTTCTATCCGGGTTCTTCTGCGTTAGATCATAGAGGCTGTCAAAGTCTAGGATGTCACTCATCTTCAACCTCCTGAACCGGACGATAAAATTTCCCGCCCACATAGTTATTGTAGTAGGCGGGTTCATCCGTGCCTTCTAACTTAGCTGTCAGAACTTTATAGATCATCTGAAAATAACATTCATAATACCGAAGGCTCCTCTTATTTTTGTATTCTCCTATAACTTGGAATCGAAAGTGTTTCTTGCCAAGCTTCTTTATATCTTCGTTTAGATACTTGCTAGAGCCTGTATATGTACGCCAGTTGGATTCTACTTTCTTACCCTTACGTGTTACATAGTATTGTTTGCAACCAATGTAGGCTTTCTTAGTTTTCTTGTTGGTTATTCGATAGACAAAACCAAAGCTGTCCTTCTTGTCAAACTCCTTGTGGTACTCCCAATGCGTCACCAGCTAGTTACTTCCTCCACGTCAGGCTGCTTAACTACCTGCGTAAGATACCTCTTGCCTTGAGAATATTTGAACGCACGAAGACCTTTGCCGTTGTTAGCATCAGACCAACAGTCTCTTTTATACTCACAATAAACACAACCAACAGAAAGCCTACGGTTGCCAGACTTACCATCAGGTAAATCGGGATAGCACCTATCAGGTACAAAAGGCGCTGAAACCACATCTTTAAGGTGAGTAATTCTTTCTTTAGCATTAATCATATCCATACTGTGCAGTTGAGAGAGACATACTTCACCAGTAGATTTGTTGATGGCGAGGAAGGCAGCACGATCCAGACCGTTGGCTGTGGCGTAAGCGGATACCTGTGCAACATAACCAAAAGGATCGTCTTCTGTTAGCCTATTGTATTTAAACTTATCAAACCCCGCACCGCTTGCTGACTTAACATCAACGAGAACACCATCAATAATAGAATCCTGATGTCCGACCACGCCCTCAAGCGTGATCTCTTTCTGTTGATCTGTAACCTCATGTCCCGCCACCGTAGCGCAGAGCAATAAAAGCTCTTCAAGAATATACCCATAAAGAAACTTAATTCTTGTGGACGGTGGTAACGTCTCTGCTGTTAGTTTTTTGTTAACATCATACCAAAGCTTTCGGTCTGGCTTACCGATAGCAGACAGGCGTAGGCTACCTCTGTCTCTTGGCTTTTCATATAGAAAACTTTTCAGGTGTACCTTCAACATCTCACCAAAGGTATCAATATGTTTGTCTACTTCTGCTTCATCCATATCGATAGGTGTCAGATCAAACAGATCATAGATATCTTCTACAAGAGTTTCTATTGTTTTCATAATAGAAAAAGGGGGAGAGAAAAATACAAAAAACTCTCCCCCCTTCCTTTCTATGCTAGTTAAAAGGGTACAGCTTCCGACGCTGCTTCTTGAACATAACCGCCCTCAACAGGGGCGAAGTCTTCTTTGCCATCCATGTACTCGATGAAGTCTACGACCTGTACGGCAGCAAGATCAGATGATACTCCTGACTTACCAGCATAGTTCCAATCATAAGGAATTGCTTTTACATTTACTAAGCTACCATTAGCAATTTTCTTTCCATCCCACAGATTATTCTGTGAGTCTTTAACGATGGGTGCCTGACGTTCAGTCCCATCCTTACGCATAACCTTACGCTTAATAGTAACAAAGTCACCACGCTCATCTCCCTTATTAGAGATAGGAAGATTAGCAGCTTCGATGGTTGAGCGGTTGTCGTCGTTAACCTCAACCTGAATGCTCCAAACCGGATCGAACTTGGTATTCGGCTCAGTGATGGAAGCATAGTGGCACTTACCAGAAATGTAAATAGGATCGTTCATTTTATTCTCCTTTTAAATACCGCACCATTGCGGCCATGAGTGGGGATCATTCCCCGTTAGGTTGTCTACTACTAACTAAACAACGAGTGCATTATAGCACATCGCCTATCTGGATGTCAACACTTTTTTTCGTGTTTCTCCAAATAACTTACAGCATTTCGCAAAAGATTAACATCATCGTTAAAGTTTCCCAATGCTGAATTACACTTGTTACATAAGTAATCTCTTATTTCCATCGTATCGTGGTCGTGGTCCAGAACAAAAGTCAGAACTGTGGTTGCCAGAGGATTTAGTTTTTCAACAAGTTGTTCTAATGAGCTTTTACATATTGGGCAAACATGTCCTTCTGGAACAGGCATAGTTTTTCTTGCTCTATTCGTCAAGACTTTATGTGGTCTTCTGCAAGCGTTACAGAAATTTTTGTACATAATTGTACCATCTTTTCTGTAGGCAACCGTTTGAAAAGAAGTTAAGGGCTTTTCTAGATTACATTTATGACAAACTTTGCTACCTTTTGAATCATCAATAGAATGTACTGCCTTAAACAAGTCCATTTGATTTGTCATCAGTGCGTCTCCGCCCAATTGTTTCCAACCTTAAAGTCTGAATCAAGATCACACCTGAAGTTTAGTATTTCCTGTGTTGTGTACATAGCCTCCTTTGTTATCTTGGTAAAGCTATCTATGTCTGGCTTGGCTACCTCAAACTGATACTCATCATGTACTGAGGCAACAAGCTTGGCATCAAGGCCATGTTCCCAAATCATACGGTCCATCTCTACCAGCCACTGCTTACATACGACAGCACCGGCACCCTGAAGCAGAGTATTAAGAGCAGCATGTGCGTGTCTGATGTGTAACATGCGCCCATCAAGACCACGTATCAAACCACTTGAAGCTACCTCACCTATATCTTTACGTAGCTTATTAAGGGCTGGCATATTCTTCAGGAACTTTGCAATAAGTTTCTGTCCGTCAGACGCTCTACCACCAACCACGCTACCAATCTTGGCGGGACCAGCACCGTACAGGAATGCATAGATAAATGTTTTTGCTTGATCACGGTTGCTTAGACCTGCTGCCTTCATGTTGGCTGTGTGTACGTCACCTGTCAGTACTTCGTTGGTAAACTTGGCATCGTTCATGTAGTGTGCAAGGCAACGAAGTTCAAGACCACTGGCATCAGTACCTACTAGCTGATGGGTATCAGTATTAGATACTGTCCACAGTTCCCTGCACTCCTTACCGAAAGGACTGTACACTGCCGGAACCTGTGCCATGTTAGGGCCGTGATGTGCCATCCTACCTGTGATAGTCTTGAGAGTAAGAACCCTGCCATGCACTCTGTCGTGTTCGCTGCACGCCTGTATCCACGCCTTCAGTAGACCAGTACGTTTCTGTAGCAGGAAGTAACGGGAGAACATCTTGGCCTCTGGCATATTAATCGTATCCAGTACTGCCTCATTGACAATAACATTGCCTTTGTCTGTTTTCTTTTTAGGCTTCCAACCCTTCTCAATAAGACGTTCGGCAATCTGCTTACGACTTGCTATATTAAAAGGTATTTCTTTTGTCTTTGTCTTTAGCTCTACAATGGTAGGTGGAAACATATCGTGAGCCTTCTCTTCAAGGGAGTACAACTCATCCATAAGTTTAGCTTCCAGTGTCATGCCCTTCATCAAGTCAAAGGCAAAGCCGTTGCTCTGTTGTTTGTCTACGATGCTACGAACGCTTCGTTCCAGATCGTAGGATTTATCAGAGAACTTCACGCCCTCTACCTGAAGATAATCCGAAACCTCCCTCGTAAGTTGCGTATCAGTGTAACAATATTTAAGCATGTCTTCGTTGAATGTAGCGAAGTCATGGTAGTCTCCTTTCTTATGTCCTAAAAAATTACCCCACGCTTCAAGTGAGTGACCGTCCTCACGAATAGGATTATATAATTGTGACTTTATGAGGGTGTCATCAATCTGATTTACTTTGATATCAGAACCAGTAAATTTATTAAGAAGGGGAGCATCAAAGCTGATACCATTGTGCATAATAAAAGTATCTATTTTCTTTGACCACTCCCCAAACTCACGGCACTGATCTCCTATCCAGTGTCTTGTCTCTCCTGTGTCTGCCCTCCTTGCTACGATACAGTGTATCTTGGTTGCGTTAATAGCATCTGTTTCTATATCAACTACTGCTCTCATTTGTCATATCCATTAAGTATGCATCTTCTACGGGAATGTGAAAGAATTTTTCTCCCTTTCTTATCTTGTAGTTAGAGGCTTCCTTAACCTCGCAGTCCAGCAATGTGTTACCATCTACGTGCCACGCTCTTGTGCAGTCATGGTTGAAGACTACAAAAGTAAGAAGATCATTATCACATTCTTTCTTCCACTTGTCAAGAAGTCTTTGCTTGCGGTGAGGGATGCGTAACTCTTTCCAACTGTCGGGCCACTCGTTACCCTTCCAAGAATACTTCACCTCCACTTCATAGAGATGTCTGGGAAGGTCTGGTCCTACAGTTGAAACAATATCAAAGTAAGTTGTTTCATTGGTATCAATGTTAATATGATCATGTTCTTTTAACCAAGATACCATAGCTTCTTTAGCTTCTCTATCCGCTTTCTCATAGAGATTACGATCAAATCTTTTTCTAACCTCACTCATTATCTTCCTCCACGAAGGGGTTATCAATCTGTGTCATACGTCCTGTATCACCATCATAGTGAAGGTGACAAGCTATACCAGTATCTCCGGTGTACCTGTTCTTTAAGATACGGACAGAGGTGGTGTTCGCTTCGATGGGATCGTCTGCCTGTTGGTTACGCTCCAATGCAATCACGGCATCAGACAGGTGAGCAATAGAGGCAGAGCCACGTAGGTGTGACAAAGTAACCTCACGTCCATTCTCATGTCCGTTATCGCCGGATGGCCTACGCAGATGGCTGACCAGAAGCAGGGCAATGCCTGTCTCCTCAACAAGAGAGCGAAGCTTGGTCATCAGAATGTCAATGGACTTGCGTTCATCTCCGTTGTCCTCCTGACCAGAGACAAGGATAGACAGGTGATCAAGAAAGACCCACTTGCAATTAAGAGCCTTTGCCATGTACCTGACACGTCCAAGAATCTCGTCGTTGTCCATGCTGCCAAAGTGATCGAAGGCAAAGAACCTGCCAGAGTCAATCGTCTTGGCTTGCCAATCATCCAACTGTTCCTGCGTGTACTGTTTGCGAATCTCCTTAATGTATAGTCGGGCATTGGCCTCGACACTCATAAGATTGAAGGCAGTCTGCTTCGTGTTCTCTTCCATAGCAAGAACGCCGATGTTGTCTTCGGTATTGTGCATGATATGATACATTAGTTCACGCATGATACTTGACTTGCCCATGCCAGCACCGCTGGTAAACGTGACAAGTTCTCCGGTACGCATACCATAAGTCTTATCGTTCATACCGGACCACGGATAGGGACAAGTCTCGTTGTGTGTTTCATCGTACAGGCTGCGGCCAAGATCAGCAAGGTTGATGATACCTGCTGGTGTGTAGGTACGTGCGCTCCACCATGCCTGAGTAAACTTTTCACGCTGCCCCGTCTTCAGATACTCGTTGGCATCCTTCAGTTCAAGTTCCATAATCTTACACTTGTTAGGCTCAAACAGTTTAGCAACCTCTTGCGCTGCATCTTTGCCCTGCTGGTCATTGTCAAAGCAGAGGACAACGGTATCAAACTTGTTTAGATACTCCAACGATTGCTGGCAGTTCTTAACGGCAGACTGTGCGCCATTCTTGATAGAAACTGAAGGCCACTTCGATCCCATCAGTTCAAAGGCACTCATGGCATCCAGTTCACCCTCACAAATAGTAATAAACTTTCCTGTCTGACCAAAGATATTCTGACCAAACAAACCGCACTGAGAGAGGTTGCCTTCAGACCAGAACTGCTTGTCGCTGGTTCGACGGAACTTCGATGCAACATGATTGCCCTTCTGATCATAGTACCTATACATGTGCTTGTCTATCATAGTACCGTTCTTGGTAACATACACTCCATACTTCTTACAGGTATCCAAGCTGATCTTTCGATCAGGAATTGCTGAGAAAATAAAAGAGGATGGGTTTTCATCGTGCATTTTAACGACCTGTTTTGGTTGGCTATTCATTCTTTCTCCGTTTCTGTAAGGCTTGGTTTCATCACAACTAAAACATTTGGTTCCCCACTCGTAGTATGCCAGTGCATCTGACGAACCACAGTCGGGACAGGGCTGGTGTGTTTTAAGTTCCATAAACTTCTCCATATTAATTGAGCCTTAGTAGTTTCGTAGAAACTCTACTACTAAGACTCAATTAAGTTTACCATTTACCTTTGCTGTGTTTATGTAGTTCAGAAGATATTTCTTTTCGTTGTGCAACTAACTCCCTCTCCAGTGATATTAATGTTTCGATTTTATCCACCCTCTCAAGACCACGCCATGCTGCCTTGAAGGATGTTTCAATCTTGCCTCGTGTCTTTGGTTTGTATACTTCAATAAGAACGTCCATGTCTCTATCCCTTTTGGATTTTATAAACTCCTCTTGCAGTTCTTCTGGTAAGATGCCGAATGAGTCCGGTTCTGTTTCGCAGTTCGTCTTCTGCTTCTTTCTTCGTGCGAAAATTCTGAACAACCACATCACCAAACTCCTTCTTTAAGATTAACTTCCACATAATGCACTCCACGACACAGGAAAAAGTTCCTTCATATGAGTATCAATATCTTTTGCAATAGCTCTAGTCTCTAGCTGTGCGTCCTTGCTGCTGCGTAGAGCAACAACTCTGGAGAAGGCCATAAGTGTACCAGACCAGTACCATTCTGTCAATAGACTTTGTGGTAGTATTGCTCTGGCCTGTTCTGCACACACCCCTGATTCAAGCATGGCTTTGTAAGCATCAGCGCAGTGACGCTCTGCATCAGAAAACATATGATCCATCACAGTTTGCGATGCCACTTTCTTTCTGAGTGATCCTTGCTTGACATCATCCGCCCCCTGCCGCCAGTAGTCAGGCTTCCAGAACTCCGGGTCAGTCTTGACATAGCGACGGCTTACCTCATTCCAGACAAGACCTATCTGATGTTTCATCAGTTGTCGTGCCACAAAGATCGGAGCCTTGATCCTGAACTGTGCAGAGGCATGGCCGAAAGGTGTCCAGTGATTATGCTTTGCCAGATACTTTATCAGTTTGGTATCTCCGTCTGAGAGTTCTTTACTTTCCTTGTTAAAGCTTACTCTTGCGGCGTTAACAACAGACAGATCACTACCCATATGATCAATCAATTCAACAGTCATCAAAACTATCTTCCCATAAATCATGTACAAAAGAAACTTTATCTTCCATAATATTATCTGCTTCTTTCTTGGCTAGTTTCTTAGCTTCTTTATACTCATAACCATCATCAACATACTCCCTGATAAGGTCACGCATTAATCCGCTACGTTCTTTTTGCCATAGATTTTTAGCCATCTCACTCTAAGTCCTCTAAGTCTTTGAAAAACTCTTCTCTATCTGTGGCACTGTTAACATTGTATCCTGAGTCTTTCATTAACTGCCACACATCTGTGGAAAATCCAAGACTTTTTCTCAGTATATCTTCTTTCTGTAGGCGATGCCAATCAAAGTCGTAAACTTTTGTCATCGTGTTCCACCCATTTAGTATTTGCCTCTGCTTGTTTTAACTGTGCTACTTCTTCTCTCAGTTCCTTAATAGTATTCTCTTGTTCTTTCACTCTAGCTTTGAGTAGTTTAACATGAGTGTTAAGCGTTTCCCAAGCCGACTGTAACTTTTTATCTGACACAGTATACTCCTTTTAGTTACGGGTGTCAACGTAAAAGATGTGGCTCCCGACCTGACCAAGCACCATGAACTCCTCGTCCATTGACCAGTAGGGTGTGACATAGGCAGCATGATAGTGCGTGGCACCACCTGTCTGACTGAGTATCGCACCCTGCAAAGCAAGTTCTGCTGCGCTGACAGACTCCTGATACGCATCAACATTAGCTATAGTTTCAGGCTTACCGTCACACCAGTAGGAGAACTGGCACTTGTTTCGTATTGGTTTACCCTTCCACTTCTTACTCTGATGGACAACATCACAGATGCTATCTGGATAGCGATCCGACTCCACCCTCGCAAGGACAACATTAGCTACAGCAAGCTGTGCAATGAAAGGTTCAGACCGTGCTTCAAAGTATACTGCTTCAGCAAGACATGACAAGTTGTCTGCTCTTAATATCTGCGATGTAAAGAGAGACAGTAGTACAAAGAATATAAAATTAAGAATAATAATTTTAAAATAGTTCATTGCATTCTCTCAATCTTAATACCAAATGGGAAGCCACTTTGAAGTTCCCTTATACCATGACACATAAGATATGCGGCAGCTTCTTCGTATGTTGGAAAGGTCTGGATTTTTTCATCCTCTTCAGAGATCATTGCGTCAACACTATCAATGTCAGTCACTCCGGTGTCGTCCACTTGTGTTATTATATAATCCATTATCTTCCTTGTCCTCTATATTTTTTCCAGTTAAGTCTCTTGTGTTTATTTTTGGGACGGGATAAGTGTCCCGCCCCTATTGATGTACGCTTCTTGATCCGACGCTCTGCCGGGTCGTACTTGTTGTCAGTCTTCTTTGCCATTATGAAATCCACCACTCCCAAGAAAACATTTCAGGTGCTTTCTTTTTGGGTGCTTTCTTAGCAGCAGCAGGGCGTGACTTGACAGCCTTGCCCTTCTTGGTCTTTGTTTCTATCATCTTGTCAACAACGCTCAGAGCTTCTTTTACATTTGCCCATTCGACGCCACTGCGAAACAGCCTGTTCAGGACTTCTTCTTCCAAGATGTATTTAATTTTCTTCAGATTTTGTAGGTCAGTCACGCTGCTTCCTCCAATTCTTTCCAGTGAGTTGAGTCCATCATCTTCCGTACCTTGTCTTCACGGATGACCCGTGTGTTGGGCTTTGGCACATGGGTAGACCATGACGTAGCTGCCTGATACGCAGTCCAGAGAGTACCTTCCGTGCGTTCTCCGTACTTCTCATAGTTACCTTGCCCAATCAAGTGACGGTTCTCTTCGTCAAATGTTTTCATCAGGTTGGACAGCATCACCTTGTTAGGCACCTGTGCTTTGGTCACGTTATCAAGACGCTTTGCCAGTGTACGGCTAAACAAATTGATAGCCTGATCTCTGGACACAGGCGTTTGATACCAGCGGTGCATCTTGTTTATTCCATCGTTGGAGATATAGTCTGATGCTGCCCTGATCTTACTTGCAAAGCTAGGCACAGAGAAGTTCTTGGAGTGACGACCATACACATACGCCAGCTTGTTACCATCAACCAGAGTATTATAACATGCGGAACGGAAGTATCCCATCATGCCGTTGTTAGCCCATGTCCTGTTGTGGCTGGTACGGAACTTGAACTGTGGTGTGACCGTATCATTCTTACCATCTATGGTTGCAGCTTCAGAGTTGAACTTGGCAGTAAGTTCTAGCTGTTCTCCATGACCAATCACATTGGTCTGGAACTCGGCCCCATCAAGATCAATACCTGACATACTGATCGCCTCTTCAAGATTCTCCACGATATCAAGATATTGTACAGGCTCATAGCTATCAGACACAATAGCTATTGGTTCTCCGCTGTCAGTGCGGCGTAGACCCACGCCCAGTGAGGGATCAATCCTCCCTCTGGCACCTGTAAAGGGGGCAAGAGAAAACTTCTCCACATTAAAGTTAAGTACATCATGGTTAAACATTTTGGTTCTCTTTCATCTTTAGGTTGAAACAAATTCGTTCTAGTTGTTGTATACACTGCGACACTTTGTCGCCATTAGTCATAGTTACTCTACCATTCAACTGAAGTTGGCTTAGTATTTCCAGTGTCTCCTCTACTGCTTCAATAGTGTTCATCGCCCCAATCCCTGTAACCTTCTTGCACAGAGAGAAGCTCGTGTTCTAGCCAGCCATTGAGTTCTTCAATATCAATTTCTTCTGGCTTTGTATCGAAGGCAATAAGTTCCATGTACTCCTCCACCATTGGTCGGCACCATTCATCACCGCCATAGCGAAGAAACTTCTGCACATCTTCGATGTCTTTAAACTCAGGAATATTCACGTTACTCTCCTTTTATTTGGATATCTTTTAATGTGTACTCTGCAAGTATACCATTAAACGTGTTGGAAATCAAGCACAATCCGTTCAGTACGGACGGTGCATTAGTCATAGTAAAAACCATAGCCGCCATCAAAGACTGCTCGGCTATTTCTAGGTCGTCCTTGCCCTCCTGTTGTAGCAGTGTCTGTTCGTTGTAGACCTGATCGAATACTTCCATTTTTCTGCTCCTCTATTATATCATACCATGCGTTCATTCGTCTTCAATCTTCGGTTTAACATCCTTCTTCTTATTGGGAAGGATGCGGTTACGGTACAGGTATTGTTCCAATACTTTAGCGGACGGATTTCTCCTCACTCCATGTCCACGGTTGGACTTCCCCACAGAACTTTTATATTTTTCTTTTCCTTTTCTTGCCATTGTTCACATCCTTTCACGTATGCTTCATAGTTTGCATCACGTTGTTCTCTGTTATACCACCACTTAGGCATCACATTATAGGACAACTGTTGCAGTTCGTCCCACTCCTGTTTAGATAACATAGACCTGATCCCTCTTTAGCCATTCAAGTTGCATCATAGCTATGTCATAAGCCTGTGCTGGCGTCAACTCTGTCAGAGAATATATCGTGTACATAAGACCAGCCTTTTCGCCTGTAGTCTTGATCTTTTTACGTCGATTATAATCCCACGATATCTTCCAGTTATCGCCACCAAGTTCTACCTCTACGAAGTCAATCGTTGTCATGCTCCACCTCCAGATTAGGTACAAAATCTTTATCTGTAAACAACTGTAATTCAAATTTTTTGTTATCTCTATCTGTAACAGTCACGGTTACAGTTGCGAAAGTACTAAAGCTGCTATCCTGCTTTACTTTGATATTGTTTACGTTGTGTATTCTGAGTCCGTTCATTAGTTCATCTCCAGCCATTCTGATTCAGTTCTACGTGCAGCTTCTGCGTAGGTTTCATTGCAGCCTTTCGGCCACCCATCCAACTCCAGATACTCCACCCACATGTCAAAGATATTCTCTTTGAGCATTTCGTTTTCATGGTTACTCATTTATCTTTACCTCTGCTTCGGTTTCGATCCACACTTTAGCGCCACAACTCAGTGGCTTGTCAGGACTATATACTATTTTACACGGTCCGTCAACATAAACTTCGTGAGCATAGTTATTATCTTTGTATGTCTTCACGGTTATCACTGGCTCACGTTCGCCACTCTTAGCGTTACTCTTGATAACGTGCTGATTTATATGAATAACTTTTTTCATACGACCTCCAATAAATTAGGTGGGGGTGAAGGGAATCGAACCCTTCGTTAGGTAGCTGTACCTACCTTGCTGAGTTTGGCCGACATTAGTACAGTTCTTTGAAGCAACATTGCTCCTTAATGTACTGGCTTCTTCACAACATTCACTCAAACCAGAACCCCCATATTTAATAGGCGTTATGTAGTATCGTAAGATACTCTACTACATAACACCTATTAAGTCAAGCGGCAATCGCTGCTGCCTTCTTCTTACTTGTACCGTGGGCGGGGAAGCCCACTACTACATTGCGATCCCACTTCTCACATAGCATACATGATGCACATGATACGTCATCTTTGTATGTAGCAGGACATACCACAACTTTCCTGCCCTTCGGCGTCACGGTATTTGTTGTCTGCTCAATCGGCAATACAGTAGCCACCGGAGCTATGTCAAGATCGCATAGCTGGTCTGCATGTTCAAGATTGTTAGCCGATACATTAACAGTGAAGCCTAAGTGGTTCATCATATTGACAGTTATGGCGTTCTGGAAATTGTCCAATACGTCATAGTGTGTGTATGTAAACCCACGCTTGCCCTCATTAGCTTTGGCAAGATCGACACATTTGGTACTGTCAAGGTCTTGTGTGTCACCCGGCAGATCACCAGCTTGATTGTGTCGCCACTTGCTACCAGCAGGTAGGTCTTTGATCTTGTCAATGAACGTAGACCAATCGTCACCACGCTTACCTTCGGTGACTTTGAGCCAGTGCAGCTTCAGCGGTCCACTCTCTGCATAGCATCCGTTATCTCTGAACGGACACGCAGTGGGACATGTTGTCGCAGTGCTAGTCGTCACCGCCATCTTGCCTACCTTGGCATTCTTTGATTTAGGCGTAATGTGAAACATTTATTTCCTCCAGATAATCTTCGGTTTCAAAGTAACGCACATCGGCGTCGGTGGTAAAGGCATCTTTATTTTTAATGCCTTCCGCAATCCGCCTGTTAAGTTCGTTGCGCTGTTCCACGGTCAGTTCATCCAACCATGACTTGTACTGAGTACCTAAAACTCTCCATATTTTGTACTCAATATCTGAAATATAATCCATAGACATAGGTTTTCTCCATAGTTTGCACATAAGATAGGGAGTCTGCGACATAGTGTCGCCACAAGCACCCTATCTCTGTATAAACTAAGCCGCTTCGGACAGCAGTTCTGCTATGGCCCGTGAGGTATTTTCCTTAGACTTCAGCACCTTGATAAGCTGCCGTGCAATGACACGCTGATGGTCACGCATCCGTCCACCGTCTACTGACTTGCGGTGGCGTGCCAGCTTTGCTACGGCCCGGTCAAACTTACCCCAATTGCCGATGGTAACATTTTCTTCGATAAGCTTTTCAAGCTTGGGATCGGCATAGAGATTGTATTTGCCACGGCGTTCGGTGTACTGAATTGCAGGAGTTGTCATAGTATATATCTTTCTATTGAGTTAGGAATAATGCAAGGCTTATAGTGAGGTGCCTTGCCAACCCCCTGTAAGAGCTACGCTCCGACCATTGCCGGATCGACAGCCATAGCCTCATCTTCTTTGACAGCTTTGGCTATGATCTTGTTAGCCCGTTTGTGGGCCGCTTCCAGCTTTTCCTCTACAGCCTTCGGCTTAGTGCTGGTAGCTGCTACAGTTTCCGGCAGCTTGTCATCATTGCGGATGACTTTGAAGTTCCCGTTTGGGTGTACAACCCTGATCGGGACGCCAGAGTTAGCAGCCTTCGCAAAAAGTTCCCGGCCCTTCGCAAGTTCAACCCACTTGCCTGATACAAAAGTTTCCATGATCGCCATGATATTCTCCATTGTTGGCGGTTTCGGCAAAATTGCCATAGTTTAATTAACGTCTTACAGTATCGTAAGATACTCTACTGTAAGACATTAATTAAGTTACTCGCAGCCTTCGGTAAGCCAAGCACATAAGGCTATAAACACAAAAGGCAATGCCCAAAGTATCGGGAATGTGTCCCAGCCTTTGAACATGAACCCGTACATGCCCACCAGCACGGCGGGAAACGTCAATAATAAAGATACGTTTCTGATCTTCTCAAACATACCAATCCTCATCTTCAAATGGTTGCGCTTCCAGAAACTTATCAGTTTCTTCCTGTATGTTACGATACAGCTTTTCAGCGTGAAGTTTGAATTGTTCTTCTTCTTGAAAGAACCCGCATATCGTCAGGTGATCTTGATCCTGATTGACGGGATGGTTTTGCAATTCAAACAAGTTATACTTGTCTAGCATTTCTCTGAGCATTAGCTAACCCTCAATAATTGAAACAAAGTTTTACCAACGTTAGTTGGTATTTGTTGCGACACTCCGCAGAACAATTGGCTTATGTTGCAATACTGTTTTGGTATGGCAGACCACACTTGCAAAACAGCTTGCGCTTGCGACCAGCTTTGATAGGTCGTCGAGCCAGTGGGTACGCCCCTCACCAAGCAAACTTGAGCGGAGATGTACGCCTTGATGCCGCTTTTAGGGCAAACCAACGCAATAGTGGTTATACCACTACTTTGGAAGACTTGGATCGTCGCCATCAGAACCTCCGGTTATTGGTGAAAATTTAATTAAGCTATCCGACTTTGCCATGTCCCGATTTAGCGATGCTGCATCGTATGCATCCAACGTAGCATCCGGGCTGCCTCCGTAAAGGCATGAGGGAATCGAACCCAAACCCATCGAATAGCTTAATCAAAGTTTCACTAAACTAATTAACCCTCCATAGTATCGTAAGATACTCTACTATGGAGGGCTAATTAGGTGTGTCGATTATTTTCCGCAATATCCGGGGAGGAGCAGAACGACAACTTCCTCAAGACACGCCTCATCAGCGTCTAGCGTGCCAAGATATTCCCCGCCCTCACCGTGCAGGTCAATGGCTCCGCCACACACAGATGCGTGAACTTGGAAAGCTCCATCAAGAAACAAATCAATCTCCGATTGAAGTACGGTAATGTTGGTCATTGGTCAATCTCCAAAGTTTAATTAACGCCCTGTAGTATCGTAAGATACTCTACTACAGGGCTTAAATTAACCTCATCATTTGCCGTTGTCAAGCTTCGTCAAATGCCAAAGCATTTCATCGTGCGCATGACAGTCTTGCAAAGACTGCATAGCGTGTAAAAGCTCTGCTTTGTCAAAGGCTTATCGAGGTTTCTAGAGTTACTACGAAGTAGTAGAAAGCCGACAACAAGACATCCAATGGATGAAATTGTCAAAGCTACTACCAATTACTCTCCTCCGTAGTAACATTCTGTTCCTACTACGGAGAGATAATTGGGTTCCCATCAGCAAAGGCTTTTTGGCAGCTTCGCTGCAATGCGGGGGGGTGCGAAAAAAAACCTGCACATGTATATATATATAAACAACCACTCTCATATACAGACAAAAATCTACGGACTACTCATCAAAATAAAATAAGGTATCCATACTGTGACATAATTACAACAAAGCGGTACTAATTAGTTCTTTATTAGTATTTTTTTATTATTTTTTTAGTATCTCTATTGTAGAACTTTACAGTATAGTGTATAATATTACTATGGAGTATTTAAATAGTAATTATATAGAAGAGTTTATCAACCTTGAAACTTTACTGAAGCAACAGGTTGATACTCAGTGCAATGAAGACTTCTTGTCCTTTGTAAGATTAATGGCACCTTCGATTGTGTCTGACTTTAGAATGGGTCGTCACATTGAAGTTATATCAGATAAACTACAACAGGTACAGGATGGTCAAATAAAACGACTGATGGTGTTTTTACCACCACGTTCCTCCAAGTCTGTTGTCTGTTCCAAGTTGTTTCCCGCATGGTATCTTGGTAAGAACCCTGAACATGAGATACTGAGCATATCTCACAGCGATCAACTGGCAAGTGACTTTGGCCGATCAGTACGTGACATAGTAAACACTGAAGAATATCAGAAGGTGTTTAGGGGTGTCTCCCTGAGAAGTGATGTCAGGGCTGCTGGTAAGTGGAAGACAAACCATAATGGTACTTACTATGCTGCCGGTGTCCGATCCCAGATTGCAGGTCGTGGCGCACACGTAGCTATACTTGATGATGCAATGTCGGAAGAGGATGCTATCTCCAGCGCAGGTAGGCGCTTTATCAAGGAATGGTATCCTGCTGGTTTACGTACACGTATCATGCCTGACGGGGCTATCGTAATAATCAACACCCGATATCACTATGATGATCTCTGTGGCTGGCTTCTCAAGCAACAGGAAAACATGTCCGACTATGAAACGATACCGTGGGAGGTAGTGAAGATACCGGCATGGCTGGATGAGGACGCCTCAGAACTACTGGACCTTCCTGTAGGAACGAGTTACTTTCCACAATGGAAACCGGATCGGGTACTGCGAATGGACGAAAGTGAGATCAAGGCCAGCAACGGAAGCCGGTACTGGAACTCACTGTACATGCAAGACCCCACACCTGAAGAGGGTGGTCTTATAAAGAAACGCTGGATACAGGATTGGCAATATGAAGACCCGCCCAACTGTGAGTTTGTCATACAGACATACGATACTGCCTTCTCTACTTCTACCACCGCTGACTACAGCGTAATACAAACATGGGGCATATTCTACATGTATGACCAAGATGAAGAAGGTAAGGAGGACTTTGCAGCCCACCTGATACTTCTTGGCAACATCAAAGGCCGCTTTGAGTATCCAGAACTGAGGCGGCTGGCACAGAAGTTGTATAACCAACATAAGCCTGATGTCTGCATGGTGGAGAAGAAGGCATCCGGTCAGTCTCTGATACAGGATATGCGTAGAGCGGGACTCCCGGTAATGGAATATAATCCTGACAGGGATAAGGTATCCAGAGTTTATGCGGCCAGCCCCATCATGGAGGCAGGTAGGCTGTGGATACCCAAGAGTAAGAAGTGGGCAGATGATCTCATAGAAGAACTAGTAAGGTTTCCCAATGCAGCGCATGATGACCAAGTAGATGCCCTGACAATGGCAGTGCATTATATGAAGGAATCATGGCACCTTTCCCATCCCGAAGACCCCGAAGAAGAAGAGGATCGGGTAAGAGGGGGCAGGGCAACATACTGGAATGTCTGATAAAGATTTGGGATTTAGCAGTTTATGTGCTATAATTAATGCAGGGAACAAATTTTGAATAGGGAAATAAATGGCTACTGAAAGAAATCCATACGATATAATGCCAGAAGAAGTTGGTGATGTTGTTGCGATGCCTATGGAAGAAGAGGCCAGCGCAACCTTTGAACTTGATCCTTCAGACGGTGGTGTTATTGTTGACTTCTCTGAACAGACTGTAGATATGGAAGCATCAGAAGATATTGCTGAATGGTTTGGTGATATGTCTGAACTTCTTGAAGAAGATGAACTAAATGATATCGCCAACGATGTTATTGAAAACTATCAGTCTGATAAAGATTCCCGTGCTGAATGGGAGTCCATGTTTGAGAGTGGCTTTGACCTTCTCGGTCTTAAACTGGAGCAGGGTTCAGAACCCTTCGAAGGTGCATGTACCGCTGTACATCCCCTCCTGATTGAGTCGGCAGTCAAGTTCCAATCCAAGGCATCCGGGGAACTGTTTCCATCAAACGGTCCTGTCAAGGCACAGATACTTGGTAAGTCAGACACAGAAAAAGAATTACAGGCCAATAGGGTTCAGAACTTTATGAACTATCAGGTAACGGAGCAGATGCCCGAATACTTTGATGAGTTTGAAAGAATGCTGTTTCATCTCCCGATTATCGGATCGGCGTTTAAAAAGCTGTATTATGACGCCACGACCAAGCGTCCTAAATCTGAGTTTATTCCCATTGATCAGTTCTATGTTTCATACTATGCAACTGATCTGTCTAACGCAGACAGGTACACACATGTAATCTACCGTAGTCCTGTTGAAATAGCACGGGATATTAATGCTGGTGTTTATCAGGCTGTTGATCTTCCCGTACCATCAGTTAATAATATTACGACCTTTGCAGAGAAGATGGATACAATCATTGGATTGTCTCCCTCCTCTGATAGTGATCCTCAGTATGTGTTGCTGGAACAACACTGCTATCTTGATATTGAGGGGGAAGACATTCCCCTCCCTTATATTGTTACTGTTGAGAGTCAGTCTCGACAGATACTAAGTATTCGTAGAAACTATAAACAAGACGATCCAAACAAAGAGAAAATAGAACATTTCGTTCATTACAGGTTTGTACCGGGTTTTGGTTTTTACGGTCTTGGTCTTATACATTTCCTTGGTAATTTGACTATGAGTGCTACTGCAGCAATGCGTTCGCTAATAGATGCAGGGCAGTTTGCAAATCTACCGGGAGGGTTTAAGGCTAAAGGAGTAAGGATGGTTGGCGACAACGAACCCATTGCTCCCGGCGAGTTCAAGGAGGTTGAAGCAACTGGTATAGATTTGTCAAAGGCTATTGTTCCCCTTCCTTATAAAGAGCCTTCCTCTACTTTATTCCAGATGTTGAATTTCGTAGCTACTGCTGGACAGAAGTTTGCGGACAGCACGGAGCAGGTTATCTCCGATGCTGCCTCCTATGGACCCGTTGGAACCACTATGGCTTTGCTGGAAGCAAGCAGTAAATTTTTCTCAGCAATCCATAAACGGCTTCACAAGTCTCAGAAAGATGAGTTCCGTATTCTTGCTCGCATTGACTATGACTATCTTCCTACTGAATATCCTTATGATGTTCCATACGAAGATCGTAGTATCTTTAAGCAGGACTTTGACGGACGTGTAGATATTATTCCGGTATCTGATCCTAACATCCCATCTAACGCACATCGCATGATGATGGCGAACATGGCACTACAGATGGCGCAGCAGTCTCCTCCCGGTATGTTCAATCTGGAGGAACTGAACAGAACAATTCTCAATGCAGCCAACATGCCTAATGTTGATCAGATACTTCCACCGAAGATTGAACCCAAACCGCTTGATCCTGTATCGGATATCATGGCTGCTACTAAGGGTGTGCCTATTGCTGCATTCCCCGGACAGAACCATGATGCACATGTACAGATTAAGATGGCATATCTGCAAGACCCTCTAAACGGTAAGAACCCAATCATGCAACGTATTGCACCGATACTTCAGGCTAACATTCAAGAACATTCTATTATGAAGTATCAGGAACAGATGAACGGCATGACTGATCAGATGATGCAGGGAGTTAGCCCCGAAGAAGCGCAGAACCCCGCTATCGTTGAGATGGTCATGGCACAAGCTGCACAACAAATTCTTAATGCCAATCAGGCAATGGGTCAGGCGCAGTCTCCCGAACAGCAGCTTGTATCGCTGGAACAGGCCAAGGTTGAACTTGAGAAACAGAAACTGGAGTCTGATACTATGGTTCAGGCTGCTGAGATGGAACTCAAGACCAAGAAACTTAAACTTGAAGAAGCTGATCAGATCATTGATCTTCTCAAGACTAATGCCACTAACAGCATGAAAGAAGAAAAATCAGAGCTTGATCGGGATGCCAAAGAACGTCTCAAGGAATTGGATATTGAAGGAAAGCTGGACCTTGAAGATTTTAAAGTAACAGCAGAAAATGAAAGAGAAGTTGCCCGAACAATTAAAGATATGTTAGAGGCAAGAATGCAAGATGACAAAGACATGGAAGAAAAAGCTCTTGAAGCTTTAACACAATTAGCAGTATCTCAGAGGGAGAATAATTATGATGACTAAAGGTAAGGGGTATCCTGAACATGTAAAGGATACTGGTAAAAGTTTTGGCGATGCCTATGCACAGGATGTAACGGGTGGTCGCAATGTTCGTTCTGTTCTTAATGAATGGGATGAATTCTCTTGGAAGGCTTCTGATGGCAAGAAGGGTTCTAAAAAGAAGTAGATGAATATTTGGGATGAAGTAGTTCAGGGGTTTAACGAAGAAATAAATAAACTCAGACTTACATTATCAAACGGTTCTGCGGAAGACTATTCACATTACCGCCAAATAGTAGGGTCCATCTCAAGTCTTGAGTGGGCCAGAGATAACTTAACAGACATAGTAAAAAAACGTATGTACATGGAGGACGACGAGTAGTAATGCAACAAGTAGGTTTAGGTGGCGCACTAAAAAATGATATGTGGATAACTGAGGATGACGCCCCCGATCCAAGTCCACTACCCACTTTACCGGGCTTTCACGTTTTAGTGCGCCCCGTTACAGTAAAGAGTGTAACCAAAGGCGGTATTCTTATACCGGATTCAACCAAGGATGATATGTCATATCTCACCACTGTCGCACAGGTTCTAGCGTTAGGAGACTTGGCATACATGGATAAAGAGAAGTTTCCGGCAGGAGCATGGTGTAATGTAGGTGACTATGTATGCTATGGTAAACATGCCGGAACTAAATTATTTTACAAGGGTATACGTCTCATACTCTTGTTTGATGATCAGATTATTATGAAAGTAGAAGACGCTAAAGACCTTGATCCAACTTTTAATCTAGGAAAAAGTTCTAACTGATTTGGGAAATCTACATTTTTGTGATATAATATAATAAACGTAAATCGTTTGTGTCGTTAACAACGGAGAGTGAAATGTCAGAACAAGATGGCTGGAGCGATATTGAAGTTCCAGAAGAAGATAAGATTGAAATTGAAATTGAACAGGATGAGCCTGAAGAAGTTAAAGAAGAAGAGGCGCAGCCTGTAGTAGAAGCTAAAGAAGAGCCTAAAGAAGAAGAAATTAAAGAAGAGCCTCCTGAACTGGAGGGTATTGAAACTAAAGGTGCTGAAAAAAGAATACGTCAGCTTATTCGCCAACGCAAAGATCGTGAAGAAGAAGTTGAACAGCTATTAGAAACTAATAGAAAACTTACTGAAACATTAAAACAAAAAGAAGAAGAAGTTTTTAATGTTAGTAAAGATAGTCTTGAAGCATCTGAGAAACAGCTAACAGATAAGATTGACTTAGCTCGTCAGGCTTATCTTGAAGCATTTGAAGAAGGCAATAAGGAACGAGTACTTCAAGCACAGGAAATGCTTAATGATGCTCAAGCCGATTTAAAAAACGTAACTTCAGTAAAGTCTCGTTACTCTGAAGAATATTCTGAGCCTGTTCAGCAAGAAGCACAACCTCCCGCACCAAGACGCAGGGATAGGCGTGCAGAAGAATGGGCAAGTAACAATGAGTGGTTTGGTCAGGATAAGGTTATGACTGCCGCTGCTTTGGCAATCGACGCTGATCTAAAGGAGCAAGGATATGATCCAGATGATGAAGACTTCTATAACGAAGTTAATAACAGGATTCAAGAAGCCTTTCCACACAAGTTTGGAGAGGTTCAGGAACGTGTGCAGGAAAACACGAACAAACCTGCTCAAGTGGTATCGGGGGCTTCACGCTCGTCTCCGAACTCAAATAGGAAGATTAAGCTTTCGAAAGAAGACGTAAATCTTGCTAATAAATGGGGTATCCCACTTGAAAAGTATGCCGCCGAAAAGCTGAAGGTAACTTCGGCTGACGGTGAATATACTGATATAAACATGTAAGCGTGGAGGAAAGAATATGACACGAAATGAATCACGTACTGAGAGTATGAGAGAACAGAATACCAGAGAAGAAGATTGGACCTTTGAAGAGCCAAATGCCCTTGATATCCCTGAAAACGTAAAAGCACGTTTTGATAATGAGGGTATGGCATTGCGTTGGATACGAGTCTCCCTTCAAGGCAAAGATGACATCACGAATGTTGGCAAGAAAATGCAAGCAGGATGGGTGTTCGTAACTCCTGATGAAGTTCCCGAAATGGCTCTAACATCCTTCGTGAGGGATGAAGGCAGGTATCAAGGCTCCGTGTGTCGAGGTGATGTAGCCTTGGTTAAAATGCCCGCCGGAAAAGTGAACGCTCGTAGGAAATTCTATGAAGGTAAATCTAATGATCAGATGGATGCAGTCAACTCTCAGTTGATGAAGAACTCTGATTCACGCTTTCCCATTTCCAATACGAGTCGTTCTGTCACAACAAAGGGAAGGCAACCGTCCTTTCAGGACTAACTTCCCCAACTAAGGAGATGAAACATGTCTACTACTAAAGCATTTCGTGGTTTCATTCCTGCTCGTAAGAAGGGTGGCGGCTACAACAATGAAGCCGTGACCGACATGATTACTCTGACCTCAACGGGTCAGGCCCAATCGCCCTCCAACAGCATCTTTACCGGTGATCCGGTGGTGCTTCCCGGTGCGAACTTTGCAACGATTTCTCCGTATATCGCTGCAACGCTCAAGCCGTCTGGAGTGTTCATGGGTTGTCAGTATGTTGAAAATGGCGAGCAGAAATTCTCCCGGTATTGGCCGGGTGGAGTGTCAGCCACGGACATTAAATTCTTTGTAATCACTGATCCCGATCAGACGTATTACATTCAGGCTTCTCTGTCGCTGTCGGCGGCTGAGTTGGCTATTGTCAGAAACTACAACGTAACCGTTAGCTCCACTGCCTCT